TACTCGCAGCAAGGCAAGGCACCGAAAGCAGACGATTTCAACCCGATTGAGAAACCACCCCAGCACGCAGACGAGATGAAGCGGGAGCTGCAAAAGCTCCTGGCGTTTCCTGAGTAAGCCATGGCCACAATCCTCTCACTCGCTCTCAAGGTAAACGCCGACGCCTCTGGCGTGGTGAAGAACCTGACGCCGGCCGAGCGGGCGCTTGAGAATCTGGCCAAGCAGGCAAGCAAGGCCACGTCTGCCTTTGATGTGCTGGCGAAAGACAGTCAGGCGGCGGCGGATGCTCAGGCCGCTCTCAATGAGAAATTCAGCACGCTAGCCAAGCAGCTGCAGGGCGGGCTCAACGCCCAGGCGTACGCCGATCAGTACGCGGCCCTGCAGCAGGAAGTGCGAAACACCGCTGACGCATTTGCGGAAGGCGCTCGCATCACTGAGCAAGTCAGGACGGCAGAAGAGCGTCACGGGCAGGAACTGGCAAAACTTGACGCACTGCTGCAAAAAAACGCGATCAGCGAAGAGACGCACACGCGGGCAGTCGCCAAGGCCGACGCAGCACTGCTCAAAGCGTCCACGTCTGCTGACAAGTTTGCAGACGAGACAACGCGGGCCGCAACGCAAGGGCTCAAGTTTAACGAGTTGAGCGGCATCCTTGCTGCTCTCCCTGGCCCGCTTGGCAACATCGCTGGCAGATTCTCTGGAATCGCCAGCGCATCGGAAGGGCTCAGCAGAGTCTTCTCCGGTGGCTTGAAAACTGGGCTTTCCAGCCTTGGATCTCAGTTGTCTGCCCTGGCATCTCCGCTGAACATCGGCATTGCTTCGTTCGCTGCGTTTGGTGCTGCGGCCACGGCAATCACTCGCGGGCTCGCTGACCTCGAGGGGCGCGTGGAGCAGTTAGGGAATACCGCACTGCGTCTGGGCACTGACTTTGCCACGATTCAAGTCCTGGACGAAGCAGCACGCAGGAGCGGCGGCTCAATCGACGCCCTAGCCGCTGGCATCCAGAAGCTGGCAGTAAACATCAACGAGGCGAGAAGCGGCACCGGCAAGGCCGCCGACGCATTCCGTGATCTTGGGATCTCGCAGGAACAACTGCTTACGCTTGATCCAGCAGCGTTGGCTCAGGAGACTGCCAACGCACTCCAGGCCATAGAAGATCCTGCTAGGCGGGCGGCATTGGCTACAGAGACGCTCGGCAAGGCCGGGCTGACGCTGCTGCCTGGATTCAACGCCATCGGCGAAAGCGAAGTTGCCCTGAAGCGATTCGCCGCAGCGATCAGCGAAGTTGACTTGGATCGCATCAGTTCTCTTGGCAGCGCGTTTGACAACGTAAAAACTTCTCTTGGCGGCCTTGGGCAGTCAATCGTTTTGCCTTTTGCTGGTGCCGTTGAGGGAGCATCAAATCTCTTCGCAGACTTCATAGGAACTGTCACCCGGCTGGCCCAGGCTATCGGCACAGTCCTGACGCCAATACTTGACACGCTTGGCGCGGCGTTCGCCAAGTTTGGCGGCGTGTTCGGCGCTATCAACGAATACCTTGACTCATTTGGCTTCACTTCGATCAAGGCTGCCGGAAACGCCAAGGAGTTTCGGGCCGAAGTCGAAGCCGACAGCAAGGCACTTGAAGACCTGCAGCGTTCCATTGAGAACGGAAACAAGGCTCTCGACACGGCTATTGGCAAGGCAGGTGAGTTTGGCCAAGAAGGATTCAATGCGGCGTTTCAGTTCCAAGAGGCACTGAAAGACCTAGAAGACCAAGCGAACTCGGGCGAACTCAATGCCGAGCAGTACGCCCGTGGCGTGGCAAACGCTACAGCGGAATACGAGAGGCAGATTGAAGTCATTCGCGCAGTCACCGAAGAAACAAAACGAGCATCTGAAGAGTCGATCAAGATAGCCGAGCAGACGGCAAAGCGTCTTGCTGACGAGGCCAAGCGTGCCGCTGACGAAGCGCAGCGAAAGGCAGAATCAGACAACAAGCGGCTGCAGACGCTACTTCAGCAAGACGATGGAACGATCAAGCTTCAGGAAGATATTGCGTTTGTTCTAGAGCAGCAGCTGGCACTGGAAAAGGAAATCGGAGAGGCAAGGGGACGGGCTGATTTCGCAGCCGCTGAGTCTGCAGTGGCCCGGCTCGCAGAACTTGACCAGTTGCAGGCCAAGCTTGAAGACGAGCAGCAGGCCCTTGAGCAGGGCTTCGGCGCTGGGTTCAACGCCGCCTTCCAATCGGTTGACCAGAACATCAGCCAACTCATTGCCAAGTCTCAGGAGTTTGGGCAGGCAGGCTTTGACGCAGCCCTGCGTCTGCAGGAAGGCATCGCTGCCGCTCAAGAGCAGGCACGGGACGGCATCCTTAACAAGGAAGCCTTTGACGCTGAAGTGCAGCGGCAGCAGGAGCTCTTCAATCAGGAGCTCGCCAACATCCAAGAGGCAGAGAAGGCCAGGGACGCGGCGGCTGAAGACAGGAAGGCCAAGGAGCAGGAGCGTGCCACCGCTGAGCTTAAGGCCCAGGAAGATTACCGCAAGCAGCAAGAGACTGCCCTGCAGGCGTACCAGCAACAGCAGCAGCAGGCCCAGCAGCAGTACGCCCAAGAGCAGGCCCGGATCTTTGAGGAGCAACGCAAGGCCGCCGAGGCCGAAGCAAAGCGGCAGGAAGAGCGCATCCGCAAGCTCAACACGCTGGGCGCTCAGTCCGTTAACGTGGCGGACATCCGCAACGTCGAGAGCGCCAACCTTGTGCTGCAACTTGGGGCCAACGCCCAAGATCCCGCACTTATTCAGCAGCGGCTGCAAACGAAGCTACTCGAGAAGATTGCCGTAGGCATCGGCCAGGCGGCAAGCAACTATTTCAACCAGCCAGTCGCCATCGTTGGCTACGCTGACGTGGGAGGCATCTAATGCCCATACATTCGTGGCGTGAACTTGCACGCACGGTGGAAGGAGAAGTGCGGGGAGGAACGTCAGCCACCCGTACGTTCGTGCTGACGCTTGCGGATAACACGCTAGAGAACAACCCGCCCACTGAAACGGAACTTATCTCGGCTCTCGGCCTCGACAACTGGGGCAGCCTGCACCCGTCTCTGAGTTTCTTGGGACTGCGGAGGCTGTCAATCACGGAGCGGTTTTCCGACTCGCCATATCACGTTCAAGTAGTTGCCGAGTATGGGCTCGTTACGCCAAACGACCTTGAGACTCCACTGGACCGCGATGCTGAGTGGTCTTTTGTGGCTGAGCCTGCCCAGGTGCCGGCTTTCTACTACTGGGACGGCACGACACGCAGGCCGCTGGTGAACTCTGCCAATGACTTCTACGAGTCGCTGACAACTGAGGAGCAGATTGTCAGGGCGACGATGAAAAAGAACTACGCCAACTTTCCTGCTGCTCAGATGCAGGCCACAAACAAAATCAACAGCGGCACTTACTTTGGCTGCCCTGCTCACTCGTGGAAGGTTGCTGGCGTGAACGCCACGTATACCGTCGAGTCCTACAATAACGTGACCTATAGCTACTGGGCCGCGACGTGTGAGCTTCTTTACCGAGAGAGCAAGTGGAACCTACGCATTCCTGATGTCGGGTGGAACTACATCGACGCTGCGAGCGGGCAGAAGCGGCGCGCGATGGTTTTTGACTTTGAGAACGCAGAATGGGTCGCCTCTGCCAATCCTGTCGCTCTCGACGGGAGTGGGAATCAATCATCAAGCTTCCCCTACATCCATGACTTCCGCGTTAACGAAGAAGCCAACTTCGGCAGCCTCTTCGGCACGCCGCCAACCTGACGCATGGCCCGCCAAAAGAAACCTTTTGACGCGGTGCAGTTCACTCGGGAAAGCGCCGAGCGGGTTGCTCGAGTTGTTCGCCAGGCCGAGCTATCACCGCCAGCTGCGTCGCCGCTGACGTTTGATAGGCGGCTTTCGGACAGGCACCCTAAGCAGGTGCGGGCCGCGACGTTCTCAGGCGCGTGGCCGATCGGCAGCGTCAAGGCGGTGACGTTCAAGTATGCGCCGACTGCCACGGCCAACGTGGTGAATCTTTCTTGGCCCATCACACTCTCGGGCTACGTCAACGAGAACTGCGTTGTGGGCAAAGAAGGCACCAACTGGTGGCTCGTTACGCCGATGCTTCAGACGGCCACGGCCGTAATCGTCACGTCCACGCAGTCATTCTCATTTGCCACCGGAACAGCAACCGCTTCTGCCGTTTCTGACGTGCTGATCTCAGCAACGCTCAACACCAACAACTGCGTCATCGCCGTGGGCAAAACGCTCACGACGGCCATGATCACCGTGGTCAACTCTACGGCAACGGCAGCCGTTGTTACTGGCACTTCCACTGCTACGTTTCTCAGAATACGAGTGCCCTGATGGCTTGCCCTTGCTGCTGTAGCGAGCCCGGTGCGTGCTGCGTTCCTGCTGGGGACGGTTATTCGTGCCAGCAAAAAACGTCCTGCGAGTGCTCGACTCTTTCGGGATGGTTTCACGGAGCAGGGATTGCGTGCGTCGCCGGACTATGCGGCTCTTTAAATCCATGCTCGTTTTGCTGCAGTAGCCTGCCGTCAACATTCAGCGTCGCCATCAACATTGTTTTTGACAAGTTGGTGCTGACTGCAAACACTGGCACGTTTTCGTCGTCTGGGAGCAGGATCACGTCTCCCTTTGGGGTATCCAGCAGCAAAACGCTTACTGCGAATGTGACATTGACGGGCGGAAGCGGGGCGTGCCGCAGTTACTCCTTCAGCGGATGCGGGCCATATGGAGACATGCAAAACATTGAAGTGGTGCTCGCTCAGTTTCACTCAAATGGGGATTGTCGATGGAACCTCGCAATTTCCAGCAGGCACTTGAGCGCCGCAACTTATGTGAACGATGACAACTTCAACACGTTTAACTGCGCCGCCGGTACTACTCAAAACTTTTTTGACTCAGGTTTCCTGGAGGTTTCTGATTCGGTCGTGACTGGGAGGACGTGCAATCTTTCGGGGCTAACTTTCTCTGGCCCGACAACGATTGTGCGTGTCGCTTGCGTTGAGTCTTTTGGCACGAATACACGGATCTGCCGCATTGCCAACTTTAACGCTGGCGAAACCAGTGCGGACATTGCTTTTGGGTCGCTTCCGGAGCAGATCATCACCGCAACATGGACAGCCACAATCGTATGACGCTGCTTTGCAAGTTTGATGCTCGCGGCTTCTGCACGGTGTGCAAGCACAAGGAGTCTGCGCCTGGGTTTCAACGCAACTGCTGCGGATCACCTGGGTGCATGGATGCAGCCAATCGCAAGGGGCTTGGTGATTACGTC